ATGTTGTTGCCATACATGAGCGAACCAGCGACGGGTTCACGGATGCCGTCAATGTCCACAGGGGGAGCAGCGACGAAAGCGACGATGAAACAAATCGCTGCAGCAAGCAGCGTAGGAATCATCAGGACACCGAACCAACCAACATAAAGGCGGTTGTCAGTGGAGGTTACCCAGTCACAGAAGTTGTCCCAGGTAGATTGCGTCTGTTGACGCGAGAGAGTAGATTGAGCCATTGTTTTGTACGAAAAAGTAAGACCATCAGGGACATGGTGGAGTTACTATTTCCCAAGACCCCTCGCCTTGGGATATGAGAGACGGATTGTTAACCCTGCCTAGTCTCGGTCAAGCGGCAGGGGTATGTAACAAGTCCGTAAAGGTCCGTTACATTTGTTTACCTATTTAGTATAACAGGTGTTCGGAAATCCGTCAAGCCCTCAAGAATGAGTATTTGTACTCATCTCAGAAGGAGGGTTCTTCCGAAGTGAACTCATTATAGCATGGATGGATCTCGTGTAAAGCCAAATCGATGGTCTTATCCACTAGTCCTTGTTCCACTTCGTCAACTGTCAGGCTGTGGGCAATGACTTCTGTTTTCTCTGAATTCTTTTTGTATACATGAAAAATTTGTTTATCAATCATTCGTATATGTACCAACCTGTTGCTATATATTTTGTTTTGGTATTACTAATAATACCTTGGTGTGTATGTGTCCAAAATGCTGGAAAGATAACTAACCTTCCTTCCACTGCGTCAATAGTTTTATCATATTCATTATAATATGTACCACCATCTTCAACAGTATTTAAATAAATTGTCCATGCCATCACACGATTGTTTCCACTACAAGAATTCTCGCAGTGCTTACATGGATATCCTTGACCAGGATAATATCTCTGAAGATTGTATCCACAGTCCGTAAAAAATCTATCAATAATCCATACAGATCTATAGGTTTCAAAGTACCTAATACTATACCACTCAAGCACCTGAGACAGCATAAAATTTGGTAAAAGATTTTTCTCATTAAGATTCATCTCAATGTCTGTAGAATCTTTTATTGTTTTGTCAAACTTTACCTCATCATTATACCAGTATCTACCTCTGAATTGTCTCTGTTTGTTTTCTTCAAACCAATCTATAATTTGTTTGCAAGACTTTGAATTAATTGCATTATCATATACTCCAATAAAATCAGGCATAATAAACTCCAATAAAAAGAGACCTTCTGTTAGTTGGCAGAGGTCTCTTAAGTTGCGACGACGATATTCAGTTGTATTTATTCTCTTCTCCAGATTGCGTCAGCATAGCTGCACCAAAGAAAGTGCCTAAAAGAATTGCTGCTGTTGCTAGAAGTGCCATTGTAATGGTAGCGATTATAAATCTATTTACACTTTACAATAAGTGTAAATACTCATTTGTGTTAGTGATCCCTCACCAAACTCCAGGGATGATCTGACCAGTGGTGAAGTAAGTGCCAACAGCAATGACGAAACCGAGCATTGCCAGACGAGCGTTGAGGATCTCTGCCTCAGGGGTGAATCCGAATTTCATTGTTGTTTCTCTTGTGTAGTGTTGTAGATTACAACTCTGCCATTTTCATGAGTGAACACCAGTTCGTCATCATGTGCCCAGCAGAGTTCTTCGTATAGGGCATTCAGTTTTCTCATGTCCTCCCAGAGGGCATTTTCATTCGACATGGTGTGCTTTGAGATCGGGGTTGTATTTAGATGGTTCAAATGGATCGCGTGAACGATTCTTGATAACGATGAAGGCATCCTTGTTATACTTGCGAACACCATAAGGTGTTGCCCACTTCTCATTATAATTTTCACCTTGGTGGATGCCAGAAACAGCAGTGCCACCAATCTCAACTACCAGATCATCACTACGGATGTCCCAACCGAGTGCTGCCGTTGCCTCGATCAGGGATTCTTGTGTCCATCGCATCAATACAGTTCCTCTTCCTTGTCAGTCTCAATCACACAATCGCTCGTGGGATATGAAACACAAGTCAGAATGAAACCTGCATCGATCTGGTCGTCATCAAGGAAAGATTGATCGCTTTGATCTACCGTACCCGAGATGAGTTTGCCTGCACAACTCGAACAGGCACCAGCTCGGCACGAGTAGTTGAGGTCGATGCCTGCTTCTTCAGCAGCATCCAGAATGTACTGATCGTCAGCACACTCAAAAGTAGTTTCAGTTCCATCGGGTGCTTTGGTGGTGATGTTAAACATTAATAAGTTTCGCAGATTTTTTCAACAGACGCTGCAAGGAGTACGAACCAAGCAACGGATATGATTGTAAAGGAAAGTGGAATCATTGTCAAGTGTCAGAAGATACCGAAAAAGAATTTGCCGTTGATGGCATAGGCAACAAAGCCCATGACGATACCCATCATCGCCCAGCGTCCATTATACATCTCCTTCTGTTGCCAGGGAGAGAAGAGACCCTTCTTATTGTAGTCTTCAACCACCATCTGTGGTTCCACTGCCCACATATTCTGTTGTCCTTGCTCGTTTGTAGTGACGGTCATGTGTTTTGTAACGAAGTGTGACAATAGTATATAGCAAATGTAAAGATCTGTCAAGCGCCTCTGTCAGCATAAATAAATATGGATCCAAAATATGAGTGATATGAAAAAGCTATTACCACTCGCTATGCTTCTGATGACCGCAAGTGCAGCAAATGCTGGCGGACTTGTTACTAAACATGCTTCTTCAGTCCAACTGACCGTTGATGCTGCTCGCTCTACTGCGGTAAGAATTGGTGGTAGTTATTCTGCCTCTGGTTCTAACATCACAGCAGGCACGATGGGTGGTGCTACCTCTGGTGCTGGCACATACACTGTCACTACATCTGGTCAAGATTGGTCGTTGAGTGAAACATACAACGCAGCAGATAGTGTTCCTGCCTCTGCTGTTAGCACAGGTGATGTTCCTAACTTCGGTAACGTTACCTCTTATGCTGCTGGTTCTGCTGGCACACTCGCAGGTACGATTGACAGAACTCATGCTATCACGCTGACTGCTGGTGGTGCTGGTTCATCTGCAACAGGACAGTTCGTTACCGAGATCACTGTTATTGACTGAGACTATATACCATGAAGAGATTATTTCTCGTGGCATTACTACTGGGATCTCCTGCTATGGCGGTTCCAGTAGTCCCTAACTTCACTCAGGGGTCGATGACAAGCCACACAGAGACGACACAAAAAATTACAGAGACCATCAACTCGATGGACTATAACACAGGGTATCAATACTCTGTAACAGGGAGTGGAATTACAGCATCAGGTTCACTACAACCAGGCACTGGTGCTAACAATGTAACTATAGACGGCGTGACATCATCATGGACAGGAATAACAAGCAGACCAAACTTCACACAGACGACACCAGGAGCAGCGTTTCAGTTCACAGAAACGTATCAAGGTCCTGGTTTAAGTCAACAAACAATTATCCAGAGAGTAACCGAGGTTACAAGCGTCACGGACACTACAAGTATCTTCTCGCAGTAGGTCTCAGTGTTTTATTCCCGTCTCAAGCATTGGCTAATGTTGGCGGTGTTAGCGCCACAGCTGCTCCTGTTGCTAACTCTAGTGGTTCTGTTACAAATCAAGCGATACAGGTATTACAAGGCCCATATATCACCAACACATACGGAGGAGGAATTCAGTGTCAAGGTCCCACTAGAAATTTCACCCCTTACGTAACAGGTAGTGGTTCTTGGACTAAACCTTACGAAGCATACTATGATTCTCCTGTTTATGACATGAGAGACTTAGATGAAGATGGGGCACCTGATAATCCTGGGGACATTTTATACAATGTTCCGACAAGAACAGGACAAAAAGATAACTACAATCTTGGCATTGGTTTCTCTATGACATGGAGCACACCAACTGACAAAGAGATGCAGGCATTGTGTAAGAAGGCAGCACGAACTCAGATTGAATTGAATGCTCAACTCACTGCTAATAAGAGATTAGATTTTGAGATCGCAAGACTCAAGAATTGTGGGGATTTGATGTTGCGTGGAATCCAATTCCATCCCAAGAGTCCTTACTATAAAGTGTGTGCTGATGTCGTAGTGAATAATCCACCAGGACACAAGCACCCACACGTACATGCTATCCCTTCTTCTTCCTCCTCGGGAACACAGAACGAAGCTCCTTCACAGCGTGGTTCATCTGACGCTGCTCTGCTTGGCGCTCCCCTTTCGACAAAACTGGGACAGTCTTCCCCCTTATCGAAGCAATCTTCTTCATCACTTTCTTCACAGCAGGTTTCACCGCTTTTAACAGAAGATCAGCAAGAGGTTTTGCGAGCAGTGCAGAAGTCGTCGCAATAACAGCAACGCCACCAACCTGAACAACCTGACCACCACTAGGCAGTCCTGCTACTATCTGTTGAGGTAGTGGGACTGCTTCTGTTATCTGGACACACTCGTTGCCCATCAGTTTATATTCAGTAACCTTCTTTCTAAATCCTTCTACTAATGTACCAACAGGTTCCTTTGCTTGCTGTGCTGGTGTAGGACAATCTACTTTGGCAGCAGAGACAGGAGTCCTTGGAACCTCTGGTGTCTTAGGAACCTCTGGTGCTGGTGGTTGTCTAGTGTCTACCTTTGGTGTGTAAGTAGGAACTATCTGTTCAGGTTCAAAATTAATAGGATTATAACTGGGAATGCCAGAGTCACAATACGTAACCAGTCCTGCTTTGTCATCTTGACCTACGGTTTTAGATTTGCTGTTGCTTTCGTGTGCTTCTACACAACCAGGAATGTCAACAACAGGGACACCAATATTTACCACTACAGGTGGTGCCAATGGTATTGGTGGTGAAGAATAGTTACGAGGATCCACGATAGTGATGTCGGGTATATTGACACCACTAACATTTATTTCTTTGATTTCCATTAGCAATCATTAAATACTTGTCCTACTTCAGATCCAATTTCAGATCCTGCTTTCTGTCCTAAAAGTAATGCCCAACCACCTGCTAACCATCCGATGTAAGGAATGTTGACAACAGCAGGAACAATAGCACCAGCAGCAATAGCACTACCTGCCATCGCACCTTGTGTGCGTGCTCCAGCGTCCGCCACTATGCACTCGATGTCTTTTACAGACTTTCCCTCAGCATCTACTGAAGCGCCTCCTAGGTTGCGTGTGCCTTCTCTGGTGTATTGATCACGACGATACTCATTACGATTTGTATTACTACCACCAAATAAACCTCGCTTCTCTTGATCCAAGCGTAGAGATCTTTCTGATTCTAATACTTTAGGATCGTCAGCACGATACTCAATCTCATATCCATCCTTACCAGCTTTGATTCTGTAGGATGAATATGGACCGTGAGGAATATTAATTGTAGGAACTTGTTGTACTTGCTCTTGTGGTCTAAGCACATAACCTAGAAGTCCGATGTGAGATACACCAACCAGGGCACCTAATGCCAATGCCGCTACTTTTATTGGCGATCTTTTCTTTGTTGGCATTTCCACTGGTGGTTCCTCGGTAGGTGTTACATCAGACTTCCAGAATTTCATGGCATTGGTAGAGCAGGACCAGTTGTAGTTGGCATAGCAGGACCAGTAACTTTAGGTAGTTCTGGCATAGCATCATCCAACATACCAGGGAGTGCCTCAGTGATTGCCTCAGTAGCAGCCTTCGTGACATTCTCTCTAGCAGTTTCGATAAGTGTATCTTTGTTTAGTAAAAGATAAGCACTACCACCGATCAAACCCAAAGAGGTAAGACCAGACAGTAGTGCTACAACATTAATCAGTTTTTGCATCTTTTCTTGGCTCCACAGCAGAAACAACTTCAGGTTCTTTTTTCGCTACTGCTTTACCATTTCCATTGCCACCACCTGCTTTAGCAGGAGACAGTCCGAAGGCAGCTAGCGATCCAGAGAAGACCGAAGCGATGAACGTAGGGTCAAAGTCTAAGATCTTTTGACCGTTTGGTAGTCTTACGTAGCTAAACGTTAGGAGAGATGCGGACCAAATAAGTACAACAACTTTCACTAAATTACCAAGAACTTCACTCTTATCTTCATCATGGTCCTTATGCTCTTCTACTTTAGCTTTGGATTTTCCAAGCATGAGTATAGAGTAAGGCAGCTCTATTTATGCCTGAGCCTCCGTCCAAGAGAAACGTGCGTCAACTGACTTGTTACCACCAGCAATGTTTGTAACACGAACTGCTAGAACTTCAGGACCATCTGGGAAGATACCTGTTGGGTTTGGTGCAGTTGAGTTAGCGTAGTTAGATGTTCCACCACCTAGAATACAGTTAGAAATTTCTTTAACTGCTGACAAGTCATACGCCTTAACATCATTATCAGCATAGAAACCGTAGATAACTTCGCCACCAATTAGATCTGTGCTTGTGCTAAGAACAGAATACTGTGCTAGAGATGTTCCACCCACATCCAACCAAGTGTTGTTAGAATCTGGAACTGGATTCAATACTAGTTCTACAAAGAACTTACCAGTAGCAGAGATGTCAACCTGACGCAGAACCAACTGCATTCTATTAATAAGTTCTCTAGTTCCAAAGTCTCCAGTAATACCATTATCAACAGAAGGTGCTAGGCGAAGAGCAAGAATTGCTCGTGTAGCACCAGCGGTAATGTTACGCTGGGTCTTAGTTCCAACCGTGTAAACATATGCTCGGTCATCATCTAGTCTGCCTTCCATGATAACAGAAGAACCCCAGTGTGAAATCTGTGGAACTGATGTTGCTTGTAGAAGTTCAACACCTGTTGGTTGAACAGCACTGTATGTAAATGTATTTCCTGCTCCACTCGTTCCCATCTGAATAAACTTAACTCCAGTTGGGTTAGCAGAATAAACTGCTTTACTGAGGATAACATTTGTTCCAGAGATTGAATGAACAAAAGTATCAGAAGGAACACCATCTCCAACTACACGCTGACCTTTTTGAATACCAGTTGCAGAGGCAACTGTTCCACTAGAAGATCCAATAGGAATTGTGATATCTGTAGATGCACCTGCTTGCTCTCTTGTAACTCCAGTAAATGCACCAGCTTCTGCTACAGAGATTGGAGACAATGCAGATCCAGTTTGAGTTGTGAGGTTAAGAGCAGTCGAACTTCCAGGAGTATCTGTAATTGTAAACTTGGTTCCACTCAATCTCGATGCAACATAATAAGTTTTACCCGAAACAATGTTAGAGAATGGTCTATCAAAAACAATACTCTGAACACCAGCACCTGGGAGTGCTGTTCCATCAGTATAATTAGTTGTCGCAACAGTAATGCTGTCGTCTGTAGTATCAACAGAAATTACGTCTTGCTTATACTCCTTTTTGTCAGTGTAGTTGATATACTCATATGTTCCTGTAGTGTTTGCCGTCTGCTTCTTCAGTCTAAGAGTTCCTGATGGAGGGAAACTTAGTGGTGCTTTGTCAACGTAAACAGTTGTGTCAGAACTAGAGACTGTCTTGGTAGTAATTAGTGCAGGTGGAATTGTATTAACTTCATAGCGAGCAGGTAGGTTACCCGACCTCATGTATGCTTCTGTATTGAAGTTGTTATTAGGAACTTTGTGTGCATAGATAACGTTTCCATCTGTTCCACGGAAACCCCAACGGATGAAACCAGCACCATACCAAGAGTAGTCCATGTAGAACATCTGCATCTTGGTTAGGTCAAGATTATATCCAGACTTACCAGTGCCATCACAGCGATCAATGTTCCACTCTGCCTGCTTCCATTCAATCTCAGATGTCTTAGAAACAGGAACATTG